AAATTGGATTTATGATTTGTGGGTGGGAGCAAAGACACGGGAAAACTGGAGTGCGTTTAGTTACACAACCCTTGAGGGAGGAAATGTTCCACCAGAGGAAATAGAGATGGCAAAACTGGACTTGGATGAACGCAGTTTCAAACAAGAATATGAAGCCAGTTTTGAAACATACGCAGGAAGTATCTACTACAACTTCCAGCCAGAACAGAACGTTGTACCTACACTGGATCCAATTGGGCAGAGAGAAATACTGCACATTGGAATGGACTTTAACAGAACTCCACTGGTAGCCATTATGGGCAAGTGGACAGGCAATGAACTACATTGCTTTGATGAGATACAATTAATGGGAAGTAATACGCAAGAGATGTGTGATGAAATCAACAACAGATATCCCAATCATAGAATATGGGTATATCCTGATGCCAGTGGTGCAAGTCACAAGACAAACAGCACCAAGAGTGATCACAACATCTTGCGCCAAGCAGGTTTCACTATCAAAAGTGGTAGAGCCAACCCTCCTGTGATAGACAGGATAGCAGCAGTCAATGCTGGGCTCTTAAACGCCAGTGGAGAGGTAAGACTAACATTTGATCCAAAAGTTAAAAACATGATCAGATGTGTTAGCACTCAGGTATACAAGGAGGGAACAAGAGTTCCTGACAAAGACAGTGACACAGATCACTTCAATGATGCACTTGGATATATGGTGCATGGATTAATGCCTATCAAACGCCCAGTGGTAGAACGCACTGGCCCAGACATCTGGGGACACCATTAATGCTAAATACAATACGCAGACCTGATCAGTCTGATAGCCCCACCTTTATAAAGGAAACATACATATGTTAACAATAGATGAAATTAAAAAAACGCACCCATCATATTCAGCAGTGGCCAAGGAATCATCTTACCACTTGAGAAGTTATTATGGTGGTGAACGCTACAAGGGTGGTAGTTATTTGACAAAGTATTTGGGTGAGGCAACTGCACCTGGAGACCAATATGCAAAGAGACTGGCATCAACACCACTGGACAACCATGTACAAACAACTGTAGACATCTACAGAAGTTTCTTGTTTAGAAGTCTACCCAAAAGAGAACTTGGATTGTTATTGAAGAATCCATTAGTAAATGAATGGTTGATGGACACTGACCAAGAAGGACAAAACATGGACAGTTTCCTGAAAACTGCCAATGACATTGCCATGGTTACAGGTGCTTGCTGGATACTTGTGGACAAACCAAGTTACAAAGTAGAAACAGCAGCAGAAGAAATTGCCCTGGGCATTAGAGCATATGCTGCAATGTATACCCCAGAAAATACCCTGGACTGGTATTATGAACGCAACATGGCAGGCAAAATGATCTTACAGCACATCAAAGTGCGTGAGAGTGAAAATGATGACACTGTGACATACACATGTTGGTATCCAGACTATGTATCCAAATATGTATTGAGCAAAGATGACATGGGTCAGCCACTAAAGATTCTTAGTTATGAAGAGTATGAAAATCCACTGGGATATGTTCCTTTTGTGTATCACGCTCCAATTAAATCACCAACAAAAGGTGTGGGCATCAGTTTGGTTAGTGATGTAGCAAACCAACAAAAGTTTATCTACAACCTAATGAGTGAGATTGAACAAACAATACGTATCAGCAGTCACCCAACACTGGTAAAAACACCCAGTACAGAAGCAACAGCAGGCGCTGGTGGTATTGTAAGTATTCAGGATGACATGGATCCAGGCTTAAAACCTTATCTATTGACACCAGATGGTAGCACAGTGGACAGTATCCTGGATACAATTGCAAAAAGTGTTGAATCAATCCAGCGTATGACTCACACATCAAGCATTCAAGCAACAACTGGTTCACCAATGAGTGGTGTTGCACTACAAACTGAACGCCAACTACTAAATGCAAAACTAACTGACATTGCAGATACCCTGCGTGAAACAGAAATTGCTATGTGGCAGATTTGGTTGGATTGGCAAGGGTTGGACATGCCACTGGACTTCCACTTGGAATATCCAGAGACATTTGACATGCGTGATGAACATCTTGAACTGGACTTCTTGCTTAAATCAAGAAGCAGTGGCGTAAGTAACCCACTGTTCCAGAAAGAGATTGACAGACAAATTGTTGCACTAGTGGTTGATGATGCAGAAACACAAAGTGGTATCCTACAAGATATTGACACAAGTGCATTTACACCAGTGGCAATGCAATTGCAACGCACAGGTGAAACAATTATGGCAACAACAGAAAATGAAAAAGTTGCACTACTGGCAAATGGATATGTTGAACTAGGATCTAACTAATGGCGTTTAATCCAGACAAGCATGAAAAAGTAATTAAAAACACACTGGCTGATATCAAGGCTGGTGTGTTTGATGATCTCAAAGCACTGGAGAATCAAATTGCAGAGTTGGTTGCCACTGGTGCAGCACCACAAACTATACGCCCACAATTGGTGCAAGCATTCAACAACAGCAAACTGGCCATAGAAAACAGTGTAAAACCAGTGAGTGAATTGGCTAATGATACACTGGAACAAAGTAGTTTGCCAGTCACAGCACAGGATGATCAAGCCAATGTGGCACTAACAGATCAAACTGCAAAAACTGTGGGTGCAAATTTGGACAGTGCTGTTGAAAACATCATGGAAACTATTGTTATTGGCAGTGCAGCAGGATTGGCAACAAATGTGGTGGTCAATCAAGTGCGTGGAAGAATAAGTGGCATCTTCATGGAAAGTAATGATCCAGTGGTGCGTAGAACACAGCGTAAATTAAACAAACTGGTAAACACTGGTAAGGCAACACCTGATGAAGTAAGAGATGCAACAAGAGTAATCAGAGATAGATTAACTGGCATCAATACAACAGCAAGTGTGAGAGACTTAACTGCAAAAAGTGTTCAAGACACTGTTATGAAGTTTGACGCAGCCTTTACAAGTGGTAGAGCAGAGCGTGCTGGTATTGAAAAGTTTGAATATGCAGGTGGAGTTATGGCAACATCAAGACCATTCTGCAGACAGTTAACTGGTGAAACATTCACCAAAGATGAAATATATGAAATTTGGGACAGTGAAGACTGGGCAGGCAAAGAGCAAGGAGATCCTTTTATTGTAAGAGGAGGCTACAACTGCACTCACTTCTTTGTGCCAATTGAAGAAGACTAAATAAAGATAGAAGTTTCCTCCTATGAGGACTTAACCCTAACACAAAGGATATGGACATGACCACTGAAACTCATGGTATTACTGAATCAGAAGACACTGGGGCTTCTGTAGCAGGCCAAACAAATGAATCCCAGGTTGAAGCCAAGACATTCACCCAAGAAGAAGTAAATGAATTGATTGGCAAGCGTGTTGCTCAAGTAAACCAAAAATATCAGGGAGTTGATATTGAGGAATACAAAGCACTCAAAGGCTTGAAAGAGCAAGTTGAAGATGAACAACTGATCAAGAAGCAGGACTTTGATGGATTGTTGAAAAAACAGCGTGATAAAGCAGACAGTGAAATTACCAGTTTGCGCACTGAATTAGAAACAATCAAAATTGATGGTGCACTCATCAATGCAAGTTCCAAGGCTAAAGCACTTAGCCCAGAACATGTAGCAAAGTTATTGCGTGGCAATGTAAAACTGGATGGCAATGGCAAAGTATTAGTTACTGATGCTGATGGCAATCCCAGATATACAGACAACGCAGATCCTATGACTGTTGATCACCTAGTTGATGAATTTTTGGCTAGCAATCAATACTTTAAAGCAGCAGGGCCCAGTGGCACTGGTGCTGGTGGCAACACACAAACAGCAGATCAACAAGAGTTTGATCTTGCACAACTTGATATGAACAAGCCTGAACACAGAGCCATCTATTCAAAGATGCGCAAAGAAGGCAAGTTATAAAAACAACCATAAGGATTATTTAAAATGGCAAACGCAGCATATGGCTCAGGTTTAAACCTTGACGCATTAATGGTTCCAGTACAAGCAGCAACAGTATTTGCAGCACAGGAACAATCACTATACCTACCAGGTACACTAGTACCAATGGTTGATGTACCAGCAGGTTCAGCATCAGCACAAGTTGCTGTTATGGGCTCAGTTACAGCACAAACACTAACTGTAGAAGGTAACCCTTCAGCAGATCCAGCAGTTCCAGGTCCACAAGACTTTGATACTGTTCTTCCAGGCAACACAAAGAAAACAATTGATCTTGATCTAATTGCAGCACGCACAGTATTGCGTGATTTTGGTGGCGTAGATGTTAATGACATGGGACGCATCATGGGTAACTCAATTGCAGCAGCAGTTGACAAAAGAATCTCAGCAGAGATGGCTAACCTAACACAACAAGAAGTAACAGACGCTTCATTGTTGAATGAATTCTACAAAGCAGTTGGCGCTATCAGAAATGCTGGTGAAACTGGTCAGTTGGCAGCAGTTGTAAGTGCAGCAGCATACGCAGAATTCATGGAAGTAATTGGTTCAGCAGCATTTGCAGCAGCAGACCTACAAAACGCAGCAATGCGCACAGGCGCACTAGGTGTTATTGCTGGTGTTCCAGTATTCACATCTGCTTACCTAAATGACACAAACACTGGTGTTACAGGCACAAAAGCAGCCATCTTTGGTATGGAAGCATTGCGTGGCGCAACACAAGGTGGTGTTAAACTAGAAGTAGAACGTAGAGCAGCAGCAGTTGGTAATGATATTGTAGCATCAATTGCCTTTGGTGTAACTACACTAGACGCAACACGTGGTATCCTTCTAAAGGACGCAGCATAAACTAAACTAGGGTGGGGCTAACGCCCCATCCAACTTACCCAGGAGAATAAAATGGCATTTGCTACAAACACAGATTTACAAAAATACGCACCAGAAGTATTTGATCAAGGCGTGGATGATTGGACTGATGAATTAACTGAAGCCCAAACAGATGTGACTAATATGATCCAGTATAAATGGTGGAACAAAGTCAACAGCAGAAGTCAGTTTGATAAAACCTTACTGGTGGAAGCGCAGTGGACCAAGGCTACAGTATACAAAGCAATGGCAGCATATATCCTTCCCAAGTTATCAACATTTAGACCAGAAGGTGATCCCTTCCGTGAGCAACT